TATTTGAATATGTTGGTGCAGGAACAAACTATGGAGCTCTACCACAAGTAGGTCGTGCTGATCCACAACAAGGAAAAGAAACAGTTCAACTCGATGGAGGTAAAGTATTCTTTACTTCTACTGATCAAAACGGAGATTTTAGAATTGGTAAAGGGTTAGTAATTAGTCAAGCCACTGGTGTTCTAAGCGGTAGAACTTTTGTTCAATCATTATATGCAAATATGACACCATTTATTTTAGCGATTGAAGGATAACAAATGGCACAGTTACCATTAAATAAATTTTTAACAAAGACGTTTATTATTACAACGTCAAGTAACTATTACTCATATAGCGGAGGAACGACTACAACTGTTTATACCGCACCGATTGGGGTAACATCAATTATTTTGATGGCACAATTATCAAACTTAACCTCGAGCTCAACTGAATTAGTTAGTTTTATTCATCACAGAAATAGACCTGTCCTTGCTGACGCACAAGGAAATGGTGCTCAAGCAGCAAATGTTGATAGTTTTTTAGTTAAAGATTTTTCTATACCTCCAGCTGATGCAGCACAGGTGTTATCTGGTAAATTGATTATAGAAAGCCTTGATAGTATAAGAGCATTTGCTAATCATACAGGAACAGTACAGTTGGTTTTAAGCGTTTTAGAAACAGCAAATTCATAATAGAGAAATAGAATGGCACGATTACTTAGTGGATCAACACTTAGAAGAGGAACAAGCGGGGAGTTTATCGATCTCCCTGGAGCACAACCACAGCTACCTCCTACTGAAACAACCGCTACTGGTTTTACTGTTGCCACTGATAGTGCATTACGCACAACATACAGAAGTAGTCTTGGATTTGTTCATATCTATACAGCAAGTATGTACAGCCTTCTTCCAGAAGGAACAATAAGAGTTTTAGCCACAGGAACTAGCTATCTTTCTACTTCTACAGCATCAGGAACACTTGTAGTCACTGGGGGTATTGGTGTTGGCGGCAATATGAATATTGCTAAAGATATTGTTGTAAATGGCTTAACTTTAGGTAAAGGTTTTGAAGGTGTTAATAATATTGTTTTTAGAGGAACTGCTTCAACATCTTCAGGATTTGAAACCGGACAAAATAGTATAGCCATAGGTTATGATACTTTAACTGGATTATCTTCTACTAATAAAGTAATTGCTATTGGTAGAAAATCACTCAGTTCGGGATCTAATATCAGTAATACAATTGCTATAGGTGATAGTGCTTTAACCTTAATGGGTACAAATAATTTTCCTATTTTATCAACTATTACCAATGTTACAAGAATTAGTAGCAGTACAATTTCTGCAGCCACAAATGCTAGTCCTATTGTTGTAACCGCCAACAACCATCAATTAACAACTGGAAGCCAAATATTAATTACAGGAGTTACAGGGCTTAGTACTGCTACAACTTCAACAAGTGTTTTAAATAACACAAAATATTGGGTTGATGTACTAACAACTAATACTCTGGCTTTATACACAAACAAAAATTTAACGGTACCTTCAAACGGTTTAACAGCTACAGTAGGTACCGTAGTTTACTCATTAAATTCATATACTAGTGGCGGTGTTGTAACAAGCCCAGCATTAGTAACTTCACCTACTCATGATATAGGAACAGGAACAGCAATTTATATCGACGGAGTGGTAGGAACTACTCAATTAAATCAAAATGTCTACTATGTTGACTGGATTAACAGCTCGACATTGGCACTGTTTGGTAATTCTACTTTATTAATTCCTATTAATGCTTCAACATACGGATCTTATTCGTCTAGTGGCACAATTTATAGATATGTAACCAACGACGACAATATAGCTATAGGTATAAATGCTGCTCCTAATCTAGTAAATGGCTCAGACAATTTCTTCTTTGGTAATAATATTGCTGTTAATTTAACCACTGGATCAAACAATACTATTATAGGTCATAATCAATTTAATAATTTAACAAGTGCTAGTGGTATTATAGCAATTGGTGCTGACAATCTTGTTGACTTAAAAAATAATCAGATCAATATAGGTAGTTTAATCTATTATGACGGTGCCGGAAATACTGATATAAACGGTGATGTAAGATTAGGTCTAGGAACTGATAGTACAGGCACAAATTCAGGAGCATTGGTTGTACTAGGAGGGTTAGGAGTTACCGGCAAAGTTTACAGTCAGTCCGGGGGCGCTCCTGATGAAGACTACGAATTATACACTCCAGTTATTACAGTTAATACTGGTACAGCACCTAGTAGCCCTAGAATAGGAGATGTGTGGATCAACAGTCAAACTAATTCGTATTTCCAATACATTAAAGATGGAACCAGTTCATTTTGGTTACAGACTTTACAATTTTAAATGAGATATAAAAATGTCAATGTTTAATTTTCCATCAAATCCGTCAATAGGTCAAACACATACGATAGGCTCGACAACTTATCAATGGAATGGATCTGCTTGGATAATTTTATCAAAACTTGCAACATTTAATAGTACAACTGTTCTATCTCTGACAGTATCAACCACAACTAACGCAGTAAGTGTGTCTAACGGTGGTGCGTTAACTGTGGCAGGTGGAGCCGCTGTGGCAGGCAATTTATATGTTGGTGGAAATATAGTTAATACCGGCGGGCAACTATCTTTAGCAACCGGAAGTTTTATTACAAGTTTTGTTACAGGGGCTACTCAATCAAACAGCACAAATACAGGGGCGTTACAGATTGTAGGAGGCGTAGGTATAGGAGGTAATTTATACATAGGTGGTACTTTGTTCAGCCAAGGTGCTCCTGTTCTAACTACAGCAAGTTTTAATAACACACCAGCGGATGGAACTGATATCGACGTGGTAGATGTAGGAGGAGGCATTTTAGAATTTAATAACATTTCTACCCTTCAAAGTGTTACTCTACGTGGATCAACAACTAATAGACAAATCAATTTAACCAACACAACAGCATCAACAGGAACAACTAGTGGAGCACTGATTGTCTCTGGTGGTGTCGGGGTATCTAACAACGTGAGTGCCCAAGGTTATAATTTAATTTATGGAAATATCACATCATCTATTAAAACAGTAAGCACAACTTCTGCCACAATAATTGATAGTTATTGGTTTAGCCAATATAGGTCTGCCAAATATATCATTCAAATTGACGAAGGAACATCTAGCACCCATAGAAGCCAAACATCTGAACTCCTAACAGTGGCATTTAACACTGGTACAAGTTCTTTAGTAGAATATGCTAATGTATTTTCTACAATAGATTTAGGAAGTTATGATACGCTTATGACCAACGTTGGCACTGATACATCGGTTAATTTATATTTTATTTCAATAGATGCTGTTCCTAAAACAATTAAAATTATTAGAACCGCAGTATCTAAATAAAATTATAGACCATATATTTTAGGTAACTGGCGTTTTATATTTCCTATAAATAGTTTGTTATTCAAAAAAAAATTATATGGTCAATTCTCTTTTTTATTTCCGTCATTTATATACCTATATAAATAAAGGTGCCATAAAGGACTAACATGGCAACTTTACCCGCAACAGGTGCAGAAATAGCATTTGGTAAAGTGCATCAAGCATTTACTAATGTAGTAAGAGGTTCTGCTGGAGATGCACCTGCAGGTGGACGAAATATAAAGTTAAGTGCTGTCCTTGGAGCGAATGCTGCCTATGGAATTTTACAAAGTCCTGGTACTCAAATAAAATTCTCGCAGACGTTCGGTGGCAAAGTTACACCTTTCCCATATCCATAGAAGACATGAAAATAGAAGACATTAAAACAATATTAGATAAAGCAGATACAAGTCCTAGCAAATGGGAATTTGATAATATAGTTTATTGGGATAGATCAAGCAATCCAAAAACTTTAATTGCTTTCCTACAAAGGATAAATTCTTTAAATTCTGCTGTTAATAAAACTTATTCAGAAGAAAAAGAAATATTGAAACTTCTTGAATTATTAGAAGAGACTGATCTAGATGAGTGTTTAGAATTATTCGAATTATCAGAAGATGAATTAAAAGAAAATTTTATAGAAAGTCTTGCTAGAGCCAATGCTATTCAGATTCTTACTATTGGAAGAATTGATACAGAAAATATGGAAACTGCTTGTAAATTAAGCCCTAATGACTTTATACTATGTGCTAAACGCACACAAGATTTAATTAATTCGATTCAAGGTTTGGTTATTAAAGGTGAAAGTTTAAGCAACGACGTGGCAGGCGCATGAAAAAGAAAAAATCAGTATTCTCTTCCAGTTCTTGGGCAACAAAAAAAGGCAAATTAGCAGTATGTATTCCAGTCAGAGACACTTTACATTCTGCTCATGCTTTATGTTTGGCTGAACTAGTAAAATTAAACACACAAAATGAAATAGATACGCAAATCTTCATGGACGCTAGTACAATTTTATTAACTCAACGTGAAAGACTAGCATCGATGGCTGTAGATTTACAATCAGAATATACATTATGGCTTGATAGTGATATTACCTTTCCTCCAAGTGTGGCATTAAGATTAATGGCTCATGATGAACCGGTAGTGGCCTGCAATTATATCAGAAGGCAATTACCTGCGAAAGGAGTAGCTTATGAAGTAATTGGAGATTGGCAAAGACCCTTACCATTTAAAATCTACGATGATTTAGTTGAGGTCCAAGGTGTTGGAATGGGTTGTTTGCTGATGAAAACTGAAATTTTTACGCAGATTCCTAAACCATGGTTTGAATTTGGATGGACACCAGAATCTGAAGATTATCTAGGGGAAGATATGCTGCTTTGTCAAAAAATGGCTGCTGCTGGTTATACGGTAAAAATTGATACAGCACTAAGTCATGAACTCCGACACCTGGGTACATGGGCGTTTGGTCCAGACTTGTTAGATTAATTCTAACAAAATTTCTAATTTAGCCCTAATAATTTTATTACTAAAACTCTGACTAATTCTTTTATGTAGTGGTTTAGGCCAAGATTGATAAGAACACCAAGCATAGGCAGTGTGTTCATTATTTAAAACAGGTATAAATTCTTTGTCAACAATTACAACATAGGTATTATATTGAAATTTCTGATCCTGACTTACAAACAATTCTAAAGGAATAATTTTTTGAATAGAAGGAGAAATACCTAGTTCTTCTTCTATTTCTCTCAATAAAATATCTAATGAAGTTTGATCAACTGGTTCTTTCTTACCGCCGACAAAGCCCCATGTACCTGCTGTCTTACCATTTCTTCTTAATAACAATAAAAACTTTTTCGTTTTAGCTGATAAAATAATACCGCCACTACAAATAATTTTGTCTAAAGAATTAGTCTCCATAACTGCCTATCATATATTCCATCATAACTTTTCGTCCAATCGCCTTGACTAAATTGATATTGAATACCTGTGTACGAATTTGTAGTAAAAATTACTGTGCCACCTGCACCTTGGGAATTAAAAATTACCGACCATGAACTTCCGTTCCATTCTATAATATCATTGGGGTTGGCTCTAAAATCGCTGTTATCAGCGTTTCTCCATGAAACAGGTCCTTGATATCCTATCGTTCCAAACTGATCGTTATTGTTAATTCCTTCTAATATTAAATATCTTGTTCCCGCTGACAGGGAACTTGGACTATATGTTACAGGGTTTACAATGGCATCAACTGACCCTCTTCCAGATAAAATTGTATTAGAGGGTATAGTATCTGGATCAATATTTAAAATCATCTCGTTATCATTATTTGGATTTAAACTTATAGTAGCAACAATTTCTGATCCGCTTTCTTGTCTAAACCTTAACTGACTTAATCCGGCTCTAAATTTTCCTGGATATAAATCTAATAGCTTTAACCATGATGTAGAATTTCTTGGATCTTCTACATCTATACTGTCTCCTAGAGCAGTTAAATTTATAATACGTGCTATACCATTGATTACCAATAGACTGAAATTACCTGATGTTACAACTATTTCTTCATCTGGACTTATTTGATCAAATAATCCGCTTGCTCCATCTATTCTGTAAGAAGTTTGAATAGTTCCTTCTGCTGTATTAGCAAAAACATTGCTTATTATTTTTGTAACTATTCCTAGTTTTCTAACCTTTGCAGGAGGAGTTATCCAGACTGGAGCAGTAAAATTTAATGTCAGGACATCTATATTATCGTCAAGTCCTTGAGGAATAGTTCTTGTTGTAAATGTTTGATTTTCTAAAGTTACTGAACTTAAACTTGTCCAATCAATATAATTATCAGTAGTTTGAATTTCAAAACTGGGGTTAAAAAATACAACAATCTGTTCCCAGATTTGTAATTTTTGATCCATGCTTGTAGTCCAAATATCTGTGGATAAACTTAAAATCCAAGGACTTGGCATTATTCTTTCTACTGTATAATTAGATCCTTGATTGTTCAAATATGAATTAGTAGCTGTACTAAAATCTCTTTCTCTAATATTAATTTTACTTACAAAAGTTGGATCTTGAAGACGATTTCTGTCGTATTGTAAATCTTTTATATAACAAGCAATAAACGGGGCCGAAGGGACAGAATTTTCACTATTTTTTCTTAAAATTTGTGCGACTTGGCGACTCATATCGCCGTATCTTACAGGAATAGTTATTAAATTACCTTTTGCATCCTTGTAGGCAAAATTGCTGAATAAATTAATAAATTGGGCAAGATATTTTCTAACCTGCCCGTCGTAAAAATAATCCATTATATATCTGCCTTAGGTTTTAATGCCTTACTCAAGGCTTGTTTTTCTTGAATAACTTCACCTGCTATAGTTTGTGTATTGATATTATTAACAAAACTTGCTTTTAATTTTTGTCTTATTAAAGCAGGATCATTAGTTTGAGTATTTCCTAACATACTCGTGGTCATCCTTACATTATCTTCAAATTTAATCCAATGTGAACCGTCATATCTATACATTCTGTTAGGTAGATAATCTGTTCTAAGGAAGAATTCTCCTGCTACTGGATTAGAAGGAAACGTAATACCAAATCCGTAAGGAGCACCATTTGGGGGTATACCGTCTCCAGTTAAATAACCTACATAGAAATTTTTTGTAGGAGTGCTCAAAACAGCAGACGCATCAAATGTATCTTCTGTTATATTAATTGTTTCACTAGCATCTTTGATATCAACAAATCCCGTTGTGTCCTCTGTAGGAATAACAAAAAGATGCTTTGTTTCATAACCGCTTTTAGGCACATCTTCTTCTGCTTGTAATATCACTTGGTTATTGATATCAATTGATTTTTGATATTCAGACAAGAGATCTCGCAGGGTAGATCCGTCTTCAGCTCCAGAGTCCTTATCAAAAATTTCTTTAAATTGTTGATTATCAACTAATGGTTGACACTTTGCTCTAATTAAATGAGGGTACCATGTTTGACTATATCCGCTAGCAGGTCTTGTAACTTCTGATACTACATAAAATCTTTTTAAAGCTACAAGGCTATCATCTAAAGCATACTCGTCCTTTTGATGTGGCAGTTCTAAAACATCTCCTGCTACAATTTTCCTTCCTAAAGCATCAAAACTTGAACGCAGATGAAAAGTTACCATAATGTTATCATTTTGTAAAAATAATCCAAATTGACTAAGATTAAAATCTATATCTTGAAGAGTATAAATTCCTCTAATTACATAGACATCTTCGCTATAGTGTCTATCTCTATTTTCTAAAAATAATAGATCTTGGATTCCTAACTCCGGAATTTCATTAGTTTGATTGGGCTGCGCAGGAGAACTTTCACCTTCTTCTGGACTTACCGGTCCTAGATACTTGTGAATATAAACATCAGTTCCTCCAATTTGGAACTGTTCATTGATCGCACGATCTATAAACCTAAAATCTTTGCCTTTTTCTGGACGATAGAGAGATAAGCGTGGCATAGTCTTGTATTTATAGCATAAATATCGCTATGAATGAGAACGAATTAGAACGTCAAGCGGTTGTAGAATACGTCCAAACGATGTTGGGTGGGTCTATGGTTGATGTAGAATTAGATCCTAAAGATTACAATATAGCTATTGATCGTGCATTAGGAAAATTTAGGCAACGTAGTTCCAATGCTGTTGAAGAAAGTTATGCCTTTTTAACAGTGGAAGTTGATCGTAATGAATATTTTATGCCTAGCGAAGTTATGGATGTTAGGCAAATTTTTCGTAGAAGTATTGGATCTAGATCAGGTGGCGGACAAGGTGGTACTTTGTTTGAGCCATTTAACTTAGCATATTCTAATACATATCTACTTACTGCAACAAATATGGGCGGACTTGCTACATACTACGCATTTGCCAGTTATCAAAAACAAGTTGGTAAAATGTTTGGTAGCGAAATTAATTTTCTATATAATAGAACTAACAAAAAATTAACACTCATGCAGCGTCCAAGAAGTGAAGAAGAAGTATTAATTTGGATTTACAATAAACGTCCAGATTTTAATCTTTTACAAGACAATTTTGCTAGCCAATGGTTAAGAGATTATACCTTGGCTACTTGTAAATTAATGCTAGGCGAAGCAAGAGAAAAATTCGCACAAATTGCTAGCCCGCAAGGCGGAACAAGTTTAAATGGAACTGCTCTTAAAGCAGAAGCCAAAGCAGAATTAGAAATTCTAGAGCAAGATCTTATTAATTATAAAGATGGCGGTACGCCGCTAACATTTGTAATTGGTTAAAAAAATATTGACCTAATTAAAAAAATACTATAAATTACAATATCCTACAGGAGTATTGTATGATCATAGGATTTGTTGGTTTTATAGGATCGGGTAAAGATACAGCGGCAGACTATCTTGTAAACTTTCACCATTTTAGAAGAGATAGTTTTGCTAATAGTTTAAAAGACGCTATTAGCTACGTATTCGGGTGGGACAGAATCTTGATGGAGGGGAAAACCAAAGAAAGCAGAGAATGGCGTGAACAGATAGATCAATGGTGGGCTGAACGTCTTAATATTCCACATTTAACGCCTAGATGGATCATGCAGTACTGGGGTACTGAAGTTTGTAGACAGGGATTTCACGATGATATTTGGATTGCTAGTTTAGAAAATCGTGTGAGAAAGACAAAAGACAATATTGTTATTTCAGATGTTAGATTTCCTAATGAAATACGTGCTATACATCGAGCAGGTGGAAAGGTTATAAGAGTAAAAAGAGGTCCTGAACCAGAATGGTATCAAGATGCTGTAAATGTAAATAAAGGTCCGACTAACATGAGTTGGACTATTAGTAAATCTAGATTAGAAGAACTAAAAATTCATGCAAGTGAAACCAGTTGGATAGGATTAGACATTGATCATACTATTGAAAATGATGGTTCTATAGATGATTTATTTCGTTCTTTAGAACTTGTGATTAAAAATCAGGAACAAGATCACCTCGTCTCCATTTAATGTCCTCCTTACCAAATATTCGTTGACAATTAGCACAAACTGTTTTTAGATTAGCATGCCTACAATTAAGTAAGTTCCCATCGGTATGAAAAACATTAAACTGCTCAAGATATCTTGAACTAAACCCACACCTGTCACAGATATTTTTCTTTTTATACCCACTTTTTTCCCAGGGGAAGATGTTTTTTCCACGACCTTTAGAACAATGGTCGCAGGTAGTCCTATAAAAAATTTTATCATCTTTATGGTAATTTATGGCTACCTGCCTTTCTTGGCAAATTTTGCATAACTTCCTCATTTACCGCCCTTTTTACTTCCCTTTTCGAAGTATTTAAGCCATAAAAAAATATTTGTTATCGATAAATACTTCAAAGAATTCCATTGAGGAGATTTTATAATGGCAACATTAATTTCACCAGGTGTATCAGTTACAGTAATAGATGAAAGTTTTTATACACCTGCTGCTTCTGGCACCACACCTTTAGTAATTGTAGTATCTGCAGAGGATAAAACAAATCCTAGCGGTTCTACTGCCGCTGGAACATTAGCAGCAAACGCAGGCAAGATTTATCTTGTAACTAGCCAAAGAGACTTAACCGACACATTTGGCACCCCATTGTTCTATACAGATTCAAGTGGTAATCCTCAACATGGAAATGAATTGAATGAATACGGACTACAGGCAGCATATAGTAGTCTGGGCGTAAGTTCTAGAGCGTATGTTGTTAGGGCAGATATTGATTTAAATCAACTTTTGCCTGATTCTAGTGTCCCTAAGGGAGAACCTGTAGCAGGAACATACTGGGTAGATACAGCAAATAGCCAATTTGGCGTTAAGGAATGGAGTAGTGTAACAAGAAAATTTACAACAAAAACTCCTCTTGTTTTAGATGACAACACAGGTTCAACATTTTTAACAGGTCTTGTTCCTGCACCTGGATTTGGTACACCAGGTGACTATGCTATGGTAGTAACAAACGATAATCAAAATGCGTTGTATTATAGAAATTCATCAAATAGTTGGGTACAAGTAACTAATGATTCTACAACAAGATTACAAATTAGTCCACACTATGATTATCCTATCTACGATGCAAGTACTGCTACTGGTAGCGTTTGGATTACATCTACCCCTATAACAAATGGTGCGAACTGGGCAATTAAGTATTATAACGGAACTACAAAAACTTGGGATCAAGTTGATGCTCCCCTCTATTCAACTAGAGAAAGTGCTACATATAATGAGGATGCCGCAGGCGGAGGTTTAAATATTCCAGCCGGTTCATTATACATCGATTGGAATATTAGAAATTCTCAAGTTCCTTTGTTAGCAAATTTTGAAATCAGAAGAAGAACAAATAAAGGTCCAACTTTATGTGTTGCTGATGCGGCAACTAGTTACGCAACAAGCGGTACTACTTATAGCTTCTCTATAGCAGAAACAACAGCAGGTACTGAGGCATTTGGTAGCTCTTTCCCAATTGGAATGACTGCTACTAACACAACTACTTACTTAGGACAGTTATTTGCGAATGCTGTACTAGCACAAAGTAATCTTCAAAACGTTGAAGTATTATTCAACAATAGTACACAGATACTAACTATTTCTCATCGACAGGGCGGAGAAATTAAGATAACAGGCATGACTACTGCTACAAGAACGTTATTAAACCTAACTCCTTATTCAGTAGTTAACCAAGATGGAAACAGCAACTTCTTTACAGAAGATACATCAACAAATATAATTAGCGCATGGAAACCTCTTGTATATGAAGCAAGCAGAACAGCACCATATACAGATCCTGCAGATGGAACATTCTGGTACAATAATGTTATTGACGAAGTTGACATTTTAGTTAATTCAGGTACAACATGGGTAAGTTATTTGAATTTCTTTCCGTTGAGTGATCCAGGAGGTCCGCTAATTCAAGCAACTGAACCAGTTAACGGTGACAGGAGCGACGGTGGCAATTTGGTAACTGGTGATATTTGGATCGACACAAGCGATCTAGAATTATACGGCTCAAATATCTATGTATATGATAGCACTATTACTAGCGGTAGCAAGTGGGTATTACAAGATACCACAGATCAAACCAGTCCAGATGGCTGGGTGTTTGCGGACGCTCGCTGGGGATTATTAGGCGCAGATACAGAAGCAGCATCAATTACTTCATTATTATCATCTAATTATGTGGATCCTGATGCACCGGATCCTAGATTATACCCACGTGGAATAAAATTATGGAATACAAGAAGATCAGGATTTAATGTTAAGAAGTTTGTTAAAGGATATATTGATCTTACAGATACAAATGATAGATATTTCGGCGAATCAATGACAGGATATAACCCAGATAGATGGGTAAGCCAGTATCCAATTGATGATACAGGAGCTGGTGTATTCGGTAGAAAATCTCAACGACAAGTAGTTGTCAAAGAAATGAAGAGCATGGTAGATACAAGTCTTGCATTGAGAGATACAGATTCTGTTAATTTTAATCTAATTGTAGCACCAGGCTATCCGGAATTGATCAGTAACATGGTTGGTTTAAATGTTGATAGAGGATTAACATCTTTTGTTATAGGTGATACTCCATTTAGATTATTACCCAACGCAACAAGTATATCAAACTACGGATTAAACAGTAATTTAGCAACAGATAACGGTGAAAAAGGTGCTGTAACCTATAACGAGTACATGGCTCTTTACTATCCTAGCGGAAGAACAACAGACAATTCAGGTAACGCAATTGTAGTTCCACCTAGCCATATGATGTTAAGAACTTATATTAATAATGATGCTAAGTCTTACTTATGGTTCGCTCCGGCAGGAACTAGAAGAGCAGTAATCGATAATGCAACTAGTATTGGTTACATTGACTCAGAGAATGAGTTTAGGAGCACTGTAGTTCCTCAAAGCATTAGAGACGTCATGTTAGATCCTAATACTAATGTTGCGATCAATCCAATTACAAATCTTACAGGAGTTGGAATTGTTGCCTACGGACAAAGAACAAGAGCATCAAATGCCAGCGCATTGGATAGAGTAAATGTTGCTAGATTAGTGGCCTATCTAAGACGTCAGTTAGATATTTTATCTAGACCATTCTTATTTGAGCCAAATGATGCACAAACACGTAGAGAAATTAAAGCAAGTGTAGAAAGTCTAATGTTAGAATTAGTAGGTCAACGTGCTTTATATGACTTTATTGTCGTATGTGACGAAACAAATAATACACCTGCTAGAATTGATCGCAACGAATTGTATGTAGATATTGCTATAGAACCTGTAAAAGCAGTCGAGTTTATCTATATTCCATTACGTATCAAGAACAGAGGTGATATTGCAGCAGGTTTATAAGTTTAAAAGGAGCATTTAAATGCCAATCGCAAGTTTAAGAAATTTCACAGTTCCTATCGCAGGGGCACAGGCAAGCACTACTCAAGGCTTGCTAATGCCAAAGTTAAAGTATCGCTTCCGTGTTACTATGGACGGATTTGGTGTAGCAGGTGCTCCAACGACTGAACTAACAAAACAGGTAATGAATGTTACTAGACCTGATGTAACATTCGAAACAATTTCTTTGCCTGTCTACAACAGTACAGTTAAAATTTTAGGTAAGCATAGTTGGACAGATGCCAAAGTTACATTGAGAGATGACGCCAGCGGTATTGTAAGCAGAAAAGTTGGTGAACAGCTACAAAAACAATTTGACTTTTTTGAACAAGCAAGTGCTCAAAGTGCTATTGATTATAAATTTAGAATGCGTGTTGAAGTTCTAGATGGTGGTAATGGCGGATTTGAGCCGGTGACATTAGAAAGTTTTGAATTTTTAGGTTGTTATCTCAAACAAGCAACCTATGCTAATGGGGATTATAGCAGTAATGAGATTATGGATATTGCCTTAACAATATCCTATGACAACGCAATTCAACTAGAAGCACCAGGGGGAGCATCAAACGGTCTAGGCGTAAATGTTGGAAGGGTAGTACGTCCAGGAAACGCTCAAGGTCTAGCAACAGGAGGTTAATGAAAGTTAACCTTAAGAAGAAGCCCGTTAATCGGGCTTTTTTGTTGATATAAATATTATTATGAGTCTAACTAATCCCTATCTATCGAATAGTAATCAAGCTACAGAAAACATCGATGGTAATAATCAACCAGGTGTTATAAATTTAAAAGATTATACACACGCCTCTCGATTATTTGTAGCTGATAATCAAATAAGGGCACCTAAACTAGGATTCCTGTACTATGTAAAATTTATTATTAATAGAGAAGCACAGGTATTTGATGTTGATCCTAACGTTGGGGTATTTGTTAAAAAGATCGATTTACCTAAATTTCAAATTAAAACAGAGGTACTTAATCAATATAATAGAAAAAAACAGGTACAAACTGGAATAAGTTATAATCCTATTACACTAGATTTTCATGATGATGCTATAGGTATAACAAACAGTCTATGGGTAAATTACTATAAAAATATTATTGCCGATGGAAATTATGACACAGAAACAACAAATTCTCCTAGACAATTCGGCGATACAAAGTATGGAATAAATGATTATGAATACGGTATATACAATAGAGGAATAGAAAAAAGTTTTTTTGATAGAATAGATATATATTTGTTAAACCCTGGAAAAGACCATACTTTAGTTTCATTAATTAATCCTAAAATTACTGACTGGAGACACGATTCGCTAAATTCTTCAGAAGGTGCTAAGGCTTTACAAAACAGCATGACCCTAGTTTATGAAAACGTATTATATTATAAAGGTTCTAGTAATAAGAAAATTGAAGGATTTGTAAACCAATTTTATGATACATCACCTAGTCCCTTTGATTTAAATAATCCTAGAACAGCAGATATTACAGAAACATCAATTGACTCTAGACCAGAAAACGCAGTAATTTTTGATAGAGCACAAGCGCCTATTCAAAGTGGTAACCCTTTATTTGATAAACAAGGAAAAGCACGATCTTACAGTATTCCAGGAAAACAAATTACTAATCTATTTGATAGGCCGGGCAAGCCTAGACAATACGGTGTCATTAATGCCCCTAATACTTTAAATAATCCGTTGTTAGACTTTGCTGCTATTCTAGCTAAAGATTATGTAAATCAAAACGGATTTGGTAGAGTAGGACCTAAAGGGTATAACATTGCTTCCAGCGCTTTGAACAATACTATAAGAAATCCTGCAGGAAAATATTACGATCCACCTAGTACACAAGCAGTTCCGGGACTATTTCAACTATCTAATGGTCTAGGTATAAATGTTTTTAAGGCATTTAATCGAGGAGTTGATGGAAAATTAAGAGTAAATCCGGCTGCTATTGTATTTCCTCCTAAAAGATAAAAATGAGAGCAAATTATACTAACTTACCTTATATAACTTCAAAAAATAAAACTATTCAAGAATTTGAAGGCTATCAAACCATAAAAGGAAGTACAAATCCTTCAATATATAGTGCCATGATAGGATTCTTTACTTCAAATGGTTTCGATCGAGTGGCGTCAGAATTGATAAGTGAAGTTATTATTAGTCAGGCAAAACAGGATGGGTATAATCCTATACAAATACTCGACAGCATGAGATCTTTGAATCAAATAGAATTGTCTGGCATAGTTGCTGAAATATTAAATTATAATCGTTATAAGAGTAGTAGTTTAGGTTTTTCTCCTAATTTTGTTATTAACCCAGAAGTTCAAAGAAATATAATTGCATGAGTTTAAAATTTGCTAAAGACATTTACAAAGTACAAAATCCAGAAAAATATATAGGTAGAAAATCCCCTATGTATAGAAGTAGTTGGGAAATGACTTTTATGATCTTTTGCGACAATAATCCTTCTATACAAGAATGGGCTAGCGAACCTGTGAAAATCCCATATAGAGATCCATTAACAGGTAAACAAACTGTTTACGTGCCTGATTTTTTAATTAGATACTTAGATAAAAATATGAAACAACATGCTGAACTGATAGAAATAAAACCTGCTAATCAAACTCTTAAAGAACAAATAGGAAAAAATGCCTACAATCAAGCTCAATATGTAAAAAATATAGCAAAATGGTCAGCTGCAAGTGATTGGGCAAGAAATCATGGTTTGAAATTCCGTGTAATCACCGAAAACGATATCTTTCATAATCCACGTAGAAAAAGATAAGTAGTTTTATGACTAAAAAACTAGAACAAATTTTAAATATCTCACCTTCTGAGGAACCATATTTAGATCCTAAACAAACACCCCAGGTGTCAACAGAAGTTATAGATCTCAAAGAAAAACTAGAAGAATTTGATAAAATATCTTCAGCACTTCCTAGAGTTGTAGGATTAGGAGATATGGCGGATAGTGAATTAGATGCTCTTGCTAGCAAAGCAGAACAGGCTTACGATGATCTAATGGACCTAGGAATGAATGTTGAAGTTCGATATGGTGCTAGAATGTTCGAAGTTGCTGCTAATATGATGACCGCTGCTATACAGGCAAAGAGTGCCAAAATTGATAAAAAACTTAAAATGGTAGAATTGCAGTTAAAAAAACTTGCTATAGATAAAAAACATAGTGAAGTAGATAAACCTATTGATGCCCAAGGATTTGTAATAAGTGATAGGAATAGCCTTCTAGAAAAACTTAAAACTTTGAATAAATAAGTGTATGAAAACATTCACCGAATACCTTACCGAAAGCCAAAAACGTTACGATTTTAAAATAAAAATCGCTGGAGAAATGTCTTCTGATCATGAGACGGCATTAAAAACCTGTTTGGAAAGATTTGTTACTAATAGTTTTAAAAAAGCAGGAAAAACTCCTATTCAGCAACTTCCGTTAGATTTTCCTAGCGTAAAAAATGTAGAAGTTAATATTTACGAGGTTAGTTTAGATTACCCTGCTACACAACATGAACTAACAGAAATTGTAGCTCAAGCATTAAAGAGGCATTCTAGCCATATTGTTGTGCGACGTCCAGGAGAGCCAAGTGAAGAATATCAAACTCCTGCTCCTGAACGTAAAGGTGCTTTGTTAGATGATCCTAATTACAGTGAAGCACCTAATGCTAAATTTGAAGATTATTATGGTGACAAATATAACACCGGTTTTGTTAAAGAATTAAACGATATTCTTAGACTACAACGCAAAGAGCGTGGTGAGCAAAGACCTACTGAGGGTGATGCTAAATTTAATACAGATTCCCCTGCAGGCACGCAAAGTCCAATTCAACCAACGGACTATAACCCGTTAAGGAAATAACTATGCAAATGTTAGATGTATTAAAAAGATTAGCAGAACTTGACGCCGATAATCCTCGAGTTTATAAAGATACTCCTATTCTAAATAAGGGTGTAGCAGAAAACAAAAGTAATAAAGAAGATCACGTTGATGAAGAACCAAATGAAGGTAATGCCTATGGACTGGCAGTTCAAAACACACCAAAAGGTCAAGAAATCAAAATAAATGGCAAAGGCACAGGCGACATCAAAAAAGAAGATATGTTTGATGAAGAACAAGTTGATGAATGTGGCATGATGCCCATGGGTGGAATGAATGACCATCATACACCGGCAAGTATCAATATCACAGCAGACAGCGGCGACGAACTCAGTGCTATGTTACGTGATATCATGACATTGGCAGGTCAAGGACATCATGATCATGGAGATGACATTGCGGAACCCATGGATATGCCAGGAGATGCTGCTCCACCTGCCGAAGTCAGTACTGACGGTAGTGATGGCATGGATGGCGATAATACAGATATCATGCGTAGTATGATTGATAAATTAAACCCCGGTGATGACGAGGAAGATGACGAAGTAAAAGAGTTTGATAATGAACCAGATCCTGAAACTTCGGGATATGATAGTATGACTCCAACTGGCAACGACATGAACAGCAAAGGCGACAGCGAAGCCAGCAAAGTAAACGGTGGCGGCAACCCCTATACTAGAACGATGGAGCAAATTGAAACAGACCTATTTGCAGAATATCGCAAATTTGTCAATGAGTGAAAAATAAACATTTTCACCAAATAGCCCCTTAGGGGGCTATTTTTTTCAGTAAATAATTACATGGCATTAACAAAAGATTATAAACTAGTTAAAAATGCTAATGTTCAGCAAAAATGGACACAGCAGGAAATTGACGACCTCATAGCCTGCTCAGATCAGAAATCGGGGCCACATTATTTTCTCAAAAACTTTTTTTACATTCAACACCCAGTTAAAGGCAAACTATTATTTGAACCTTTTGATTACCAACGCAGGTTAGTAGACAGTTATCACAATCATAGATTTAATGTAAATTTGCTTCCTCGTCAAACAGGTAAAACTACAACAGCAGCAGGGTATTTACTATGGTTCGCTATGTTTATCCCAGACAGTACAATACTTATAGCAGCACACAAATATACTGGCGCAAAAGAAATTATGACAAGGGTAAGATATGGTTACGAATTTTGTCCAGATCATATTCGTTGTGGTGTGACAAGTTATAACAAAGAAAGCATAGAATTTGACAACGGATCACGTATTGTAGCACAGACTACAACAGAAACAACTGGTCGTGGTATGAGTCTTTCCTTACTATATGCTGATGAGTTTGCCTTCGTCCCACCTAACATTGCTACAGAATTCTGGACTTCAATTCGTCCTACACTGGCCACAGGTGGTAAAGCTATTATTACTTCAACGCCAAACTCGGACGAAGATCAGTTTGCTTTAATCTGGAAGGACGCTAGTTATAGATTTGATGAGCATGGTAATACTACAGAAGTAGGGAGAAATGGTTTTTTCCCGTTTAGATCACATTGGAGTGAGCACCCAGATAGGGACGAAACCTGGGCAGAAATGGAACGTGCTAGTATTGGAGAAGAACGCTTCCGTCGCGAGCACGAATGTGAATTCCTAGTATTTGATGAAACCCTGATCAGCAGTATAAAATTAGCCACGCTTGAAGGCAAAGAACCATGGATGCGAGCAGGGCAATGCCGTTGGTATAAAAAGGTAAAACCTAACTCTACTTATATTGTAGCACTGGATCCTAGCCTAGGCACAGGTGGTGATCCTGCTGCGATACAGGTTTTAGAAATACCCAGTTTCGAACAGGCGGCAGAATGGCAGCATAATCTGACCACCATACAGGGACAGGTACGTATTCTAAGAGATATCTGTAATTTTATCAATGACGAATGTGCCAAACAGGGCAGTCAGGCTAATCTCTACTTCAGCGTGGAAAACAATTCTGTAGGAGAAGCAGCATTAGTAGCCATCAGTGAAATAGGTGAAGAAAGCATACCGGGTCTGTTTCTCAGTGAGCCAATCAAGAAGGGTCATATTCGCCGTTTCCGCAAGGGATTTAACACCACACATTCAGCCAAGATCTCAATCTGTGCCAAGTTAAAGCACTTAATTGAAAGTGATCGTCTTAAGATCTATAGTAAGCCCTTGGTCAGTGAATTAAAGACCTACGTGGCTAAGGGCATGAGTTTTGAGGGCAAAGTTGGCGCCACAGATGACTTGGTCAGCAGTATGTTGTTGGCTCTACGCATGGTCATGATGCTACAGGAGTGGGATCCTGCTATCTATGATAAAATGCGTGAAGAACGAGAAGATGAGTGGATTATGCCCATGCCCATTTACATAAGTCACTAATAAATATACATTATGAAACCTATACAGATTATCAGCCAAGATCTATTTGACAAAGTTCGCAGCCGTTTCTCAAATCTTGAAATGGGCGACGAAACAGGCGCAGTGACCATAGACCCAGCAGAAGCAAGATTTTTTGACTTTGATTTTATCAGAGAAGGTGTAGATCTAGGGCGTGTCAGTATCAGTCTAAATGATCTAGGCAGTCTCAAGGTATATTACAGCCAGGGTATCACAGAGGGACAGGATCCCATGGGCAAGAAGTTATGGTATGATTTTCTCAAAGAAATGCGCTATTTTGCCATGCGTAGATTATTGAGATTTGACACCAGAGACATTGCCAAAACTAACTTAGATAAAAATGATTTTCAACATCTAGCAGCCACTCAGGGCCCCAAGGAAGAAGATATGACAAGCATAGCAGAAGGACGCTGGAACGGTCGTAGCAGTTCTAAAACCAGTCGTGCGGTAAAAGGTCGCACAGAAGTCATTATTAGACACAACAAACCAGTGGAAGAAACATTCCCAGGTGCTCGCAGTCAGCGTAAAAACATCAAGGCAATTTTTATACAGAACAAGGATGGAGAAAGATTTAAATATCCTTTCATTCATCCAGCAGGCGCATTTGCCATGGCACAACACGTAGATCATGGTGGTGCTCCACATGATCCAGCAGGCAAGGCAATCATTCGTATGAGCGAAGAAATTGCTCAATTAAGTGAATTTCAAAAAACAGTTCGTGGCGCTACTCTACATGACGACGCATTGGGAATAACAGAAAGGGCCATAGGCCGACTACAAGAATTAAAGGCACAATTAGAGAGTTTGAGCAAGCGCCCCTATTATGAATCATGGATCTCGGAATTTACAGCAACAGAAGATGATGGACTACAGGCAGAATTAGACGCTGTCACAATGGAAGACTACAAGGCAAAATTCACAGAGAAAAACTATCAAGAGGCACTGAGTCAATATTTCCCCTTATTACATCGTATTATGAGTGAGGCCAATCGAGTAGATTTAGAATCATATGTAAGTGAAACCGACACAGCAGAGTCAGAGACACAAGAACAGGCAACTGAAAATCTCGCACCAGGCAAACTAGATCAGGCATTCGCAGAGTGGGCAGAAGACGCCGCCAGTACGGAATTTGATGTAGAACAACTAGCACAGGCTCTCCAGGAACTTCCACAACCATTTACACTTAGTGATGAAATGGCAGCAGATGAGGTAGTGCGTTTCTTCAGCGAATACGGCGTCGAAAGTCCCGAACTGGCAGACAATCTCAAAGACCAGGCTCGTATCAATCCCGGTGCTGATCCTATCAATGACGTCATAGCACCATGGGCAGCAAAACCAGAAAATCAACAAAAGTTCCCAGGGTTGGCTCAGGTATTACAACCAGCACAACCAGCAGAGCAACCACAACCTGTGGCAGAAGATCGTGACATGAAAGCGGTAATAGGTGAAGTTGCTAAAATTGTTAAAAGTTTCTATAATAGAGACAATCCTAATGTAGGACCATTCCGCAGTGAAGAAGGTATTGCCATTGATGTAGAAAAAGCCATCAGTGAAAAGTTTGGTGATGAAATGGGACAACAGGCTAGACAACTAGCAGAAAAATTTATGACCAAACTTACCCAAGAGTGGTCACAACGCCATAGAGGAGATAGACTTATGGGTGAAAAAGACAACGAAGGAACACCCCACAGCCACCAGGCACAGACCACATTGAAACATTTGAAAAATAAGACCTATGGTGATCGTGCTGATGCTGCCAACATTAAACCTGGGGTCAAAGGTTTCAAAGATCGTTACGATATGTTACAGAGGGCAAAGGACATGGGTAATCTCAAAGGTGATGAAGGTGTGGCGGAAGGCGAAATGGATAGAATTCTCAAACTTTCAGGATTGGCAAAATAACCCTATTTTCCCTACTCTAATAGATTGACATACTAAATAGAAGTGCGTAGAATAACAACTACGCACTTTTTCTTTTTAGTCAGTGGGCTAGAAAGAAGTGGCAAAAAAACTAAAGGCACAACATTAAGGAGAAACATTATGGCAACTTTAGCAGAGATCAGGGCAAAACTTCAACAATCGAGTCAGCAGACTCTATCAACCGGCGACAACGCCATTTTTCCACACTGGAACATCGCAGAAGGCACAACTACTACAGTTCGTTTCCTTCCAGACGGTGACACCAACAACACATTTTTCTGGATTGAGCGAGCAATGATTAAATTGCCTTTCGCTGGTGTCAAAGGCGAAACCAATTCAAAACCCACACAGGTTCAAGTGCCCTGT